ATGGGTAAATCTTCAGAGGCAGCAGTCTATCGAAAGTTTATCAATTCGATGAAAAAGAAAACTAAAAAAATGAACGAAGCAGCAAACCCTGCACAACAAGCTGCTATCGCAATCAGTATGAAAGAAAAGGGTAAGAAACCCAAAGATTTTAAAGAAGACTTGACATATCGTGATTTTGTAAAAAAATCAAAAGACGCTTCAGCAAGAATGAAAAAAGACAAAGAAAAAAGAGCAGAGATGAATGCCATGTCTGCCTATAGAGATAAAAAAGAAAAAGGTATAAAGTTCTTTGACAAAAAAGGAACAGGTAGAATTAAGGCAGGTAAAAAAGTTTATGATTAGTTGCTATATAATATAGTATACTAATTAAGATTATGTTATCATTTTTACTACCATTTGCACAGAAGATTATTACTGATGCAGTAAATAAGATTCCTGAAGATGCAGAGCTCGGAGAAAAACTTATAGATATTTGCCTCAAGATTATAGGTAAGGCAGTCAAGTTGACCAAAACTGATGCTGATGATAAACTATTTGCACAGGTAGAGAAAGCTATTAAAGCGCGTTAATTTCAACTTATATAAATATCTTTAGAAAAGAATATAGGTAAAAAACATGTCCTTATGGGGAACGACTGATGGAACTAAACCAAAGTTCCTCACAGAAGAAGAAAAAAAATTAGTATTTGCTAATGAAAGTGGATGGGTGCTTGAAGCAGGTGCTGAAAGTGCTAGATTTACTGGTAATGATAATCCTAATGCACAACCTGAAGTGCTAGTTGCAATCGGTAACTTATCAAATTCAATTGGTCCTGCTACAATTACTGAGATTGAACTCATTACACCATTAAAAGGTGGTACATTTGATAAGTCAGAGGGTGGTAACATCTCTGTTCGTGTAAGATTCAATGAAGCAGTGGTTGTAAGTGGAACACCAAATTTTGTTGTTAATAACACAACAAACGCATTAAGACATCAAACTTGTCCTTATGTTAGTGGATCAGGCACTAACGAATTGGTATTTACTAAGACATTGGCAGCTGGCTCAGGTGATATAAATGCTAATGATGCACTTAATGTTATTGCTAACGCAATTGTACTTAACGGTGGATCAATTAAGGATACACACGCAAACATTAACTCAGAGATTACAAACACTACTGCTATTGGTACTGCCGCTGGTGGATTCACTTGTGTTGATTAACATCTAAATACTTGAAATGATTGATAATTATGAGATTTGACGAATTGAATGAAAGCAACTACATGCTCTTTGCTATAAAATTCTATGATAATCCTCAATCAGTCACAAAGGAAGACTTTGAGGATGATCTTAAAAGAATTAAATATATTAAAAGACTGTTAAAGAGATATCAGAATAATGGTGAACTCAAGGTTCATTTGATTCTGAATCACTTAACAGTTTTGTTTAATGTATTCCACGAAGCAGCTGTTCCCATACTATTCTATAATTTAGAAAAAGATCTTTGGCCAAGTATTAAAAGTTTTTTGATTTTTCTCGGTAGAATACCAGAATATCCTAAAACTGAAATTAATGATATCAAAGAAGATCCTGAGTGTCTATCCCAATTACGATCACTATAATGGACTTAGATAAAATTATAAACAAAATAAGATCATTAAAGGAGGCAGCACCTACAAATTCTTCTGGTGTAAATGGGTTTACTAATGCTGCTGGTTCAGGTCCTGTTGCTGGATATGATAAGAGATTGTTTGGTGTGACTAATGATTTGTTATCTCAAGATTATCAAACACCTGATGAGTCTGGACTTGCGATGTATAGATTTTCCAATGTTTATCCTGTAGAAAAATTATCTGAAAAAGATATTGATGACATGGTATCAGCATCTAAAGAGTATGATGAACTCGTAGATGAGCAAAGATTTGGTAGAAGAGATTATATGAAAGAGAAATTGCAAATGGTCATAGATACAATTCGTTCCTTAAAAGAAAGTAAAATAACAAATGATGGGAAGAAATTAGTTAATCCTAAAAAGAATCCATTGATCACAAAAGAGGAGATGGGAGCAGCTGCTGCAGGTGTTCCAACTAATAATGCAAGTAGTGGTAATATTGCAGGTCTACCACCAGATACTCCACCTGTTAAAAAGAGAAAAAGATACATATACAGTGGGAGAGGATCACGTAAAATGTGGTTGACAAATAAAAAAGATGGATAATAACACTGCATTACTAGAAAGATTAGAAAAAGTAATTGATACACTTAGTGATAATTCTATAAAGATGGGACAGATGCTTGCTGTTCATGATGAAAAATTAGATAAACAGGATAGGATAGATGCGGTATTATTTGAGAAGATTGAGTCGTTACACAAGGATCTGGAAAGATCAACTACAGAGATTAAAAAGGGATGTGAGAGAGATATTCGCAAGGTAGATGAGAGACTTCGCCTCATGGAAAAGAAGATGTGGAGTATTTTTGGTGCATTAAGTATCATAAGTTTTGTGGTGTCTCCGATTGGACAAAGATTTGTGAGAGGATTGACACAACCACCAGTATCAAGTATAATACAAACAAACTAACAATATCCACATGGATATAATTGATTCCAAGTATATTGGCTTGGTGTCTTCACGTCTGCAAAAATTTAAAAGAGTGAAGGCAAACTTATATAATTTTCGTTGTCCTATTTGTGGTGATTCTAAGAAACATAAGAATAAGGCAAGAGGGTACGTGTATGCATACAAAGCAGACATGAACTTTAAATGTCATAACTGTGGTGCCTCTACAACTTTTAGCAACTTCCTTAAAACTTTAGATCCTAATCTTCATAAACAATATGTTCTAGAAAAATTTAAAGAACGTAATACTGGAAAAGGATCTATTATTGAGGAACCAAAGTTTAATTTTAAAAAACCAGTATTTAGAAAAAAGTTAGATTTACCAAGAGCATCAGAGGTACAATTAGCAAAGGAATATCTTGAAAGGAGAAAATTAGATCCGAATAAATTTTTCTTTGCAAGTAAATTTAAACAGTGGACAAATACACAGAAAAAAACATTTGACAATATCACTAGGGATGAGAGTAGGATTGTAATTCCACTATACAATAGTGAGAATAATTTGATAGGATTTCAGGGTAGAAGTCTAGTTCCTAATTCTGTTAAATACATTACTGTAATGATTAATGAGGAAGCACCAAAAATTTATGGACTGGATAAAGTCAAGACCGAAAAACCTATTTACATCCTCGAAGGACCATTCGACTCCACACTCGTGGAGAACTCGGTTGCTATGTGCGGTTCCGATCTTGATATTCGGACGTTTGGTTGGTGCGATTATATTTGGGTTTTTGATAACGAACCTCGTAACAGAGAAATCGTCGAACGAATCAACAAAACCATTGGTAGAGGAGATCAGGTAGTTATCTGGCCATCTAACATCCAAGAAAAAGATGTGAATGATATGATATTGGGTGGACATGATGTGATGAGTGTGCTACAATCAAACACATACTCAGGATTAAAAGCAAAAATCAAATTCAACAACTGGAAAAAAATATGAGTAACGGGACAAAAGTCGTAAAAAGAGATGGTTCTATTCAACCATTAGATCTAGAGAAAATGCATGTTATGGTAGAACAGGCATGTAATGGTCTTGCAGGGGTTTCTGCAAGTCAAGTAGAGATTCAGTCAGGAATCCAATTTTACGATGGTATAAGCACCGCAGAGATACAGGAGATACTCGTTCGTTCAGCAAGTGATCTTATTGATTTGGATCATCCAAATTATCAATTTGTTGCTGCAAGATTATTACTCTTTGCATTACGTAAAAATTTATATGGTAGAGTTCATGAATTACCTAAACTAAAAGATCATGTTGCCAAATGTGTTTGGAAAGGAATATACGATTCAGAGATAATGGACTCTTATACTGATGAAGAGTTTGACAAATTAGAATCATTTATAGATCATGACCGTGATTATTTGTTCACATATGCAGGTTTAAGACAGGTTGTAGACAAATATCTTGTACAAGATCGGAGTACTGGTGACTTATACGAAACACCACAGTTCATGTATTTGTTAATTTCCGCAACAATATTTTCTAAATACCCAAAAGATGTTAGACTAGATTACGTCAAGAGATACTACGATGCCATTTCCAAACACAAAATCAACATCCCCACCCCAATCATGGCGGGAGTCAGAACACCCCTTCGGCAGTATGCGTCTTGTGTTCTCGTTGATATTGATGACACCTTGGATAGTATTTTTAGTTCTGATATGGCCGTGGGTCGTTATGTTGCACAAAGGGCAGGAATCGGTATCAACGCAGGTCGAATCCGTGGGATCAATGCTAAAATCAGGGGTGGAGAAGTTCAACACACAGGGGTTGTACCTTTTCTCAAAAAGTTTGAAGCAACTGTCAGATGCTGCACTCAAAATGGCATTAGAGGTGGATCAGCAACTGTCCACTTCCCAATCTGGCACCAAGAAATAGAAGATATAATAGTTCTTAAGAACAATAAAGGCACAGAAGATAATCGAGTTCGTAAACTTGACTACAGTATTCAGTTAAGTGCATTATTTTATCAAAGATTTATTGACAATGAAAGCATTAGTTTATTCAATCCTCATTCTGTGCCTGGGCTTTATGATGCTTTTGGCACTCCTTCCTTTGACGAACTCTATGTTGCTTATGAAGCAGATGATAGAATCCCAAGAAAAACTATTGGAGCGCAAGAACTCATCCTTGACCTATTGAAAGAAAGGGCAGAAACTGGTAGAATATATTTAATGAACATAGATCATTGTAATACTCACTCATCATTTATTGATAAGGTGGAAATGAGTAATCTATGTCAGGAAATTACATTACCAACCAAACCAATCCAACATATCGATGACGAAACTGGTGAAATTGCTCTCTGCATCCTTAGTGCTATTAATCTTGGTAAGATACGTGATCTTTCCGATCTCGAAAGTCTTTGTGATCTTAGTGTTAGGGCTCTTGATGAACTTATTGATTTTCAAGGATACCCCGTCAGAGCAGCAGAAATCGCAACTAAGGCACGTAGATCCCTTGGTGTTGGTTTCATCGGTTTAGCACACTACCTTGCCAAGCAGGGGGTTAAATACGAAGATCCAAAGGCATGGCAAATAGTCCATGATTTGACGGAGGCATTTCAATATTATCTAATTCAATCCACAGTGAATCTTGCAAAAGAAAAAGGTGCTTGTGAATATTCTTCTAGGACTAAATATGCACAGGGGATACTTCCAATCGACACATATAAAAAAGATGTCGATGAACTCGTACCCAATAACTTGAAGTATGACTGGGAATCTCTCAGGGAACTTGTCAAGGAGTATGGAGTTAGAAACTCAACACTATCAGCACAAATGCCCTCAGAAAGTAGTTCAGTTGTCTCAAATGCAACCAATGGAATCGAACCTCCTAGAGGATATCTGTCCACTAAGAAGTCAAAGAAAGGACCTCTCAAGCAGATTGTTCCTCAATATGGAACTTTGAAAAATAATTATACCCTCTTGTGGGAAATGCCTAACAACACTGGTTATATAAATATTGTTTCCGTGATGCAAAAGTTTTTTGATCAAGCAATCAGTGGAAACTGGAGTTATAATCCAGAACATTTTCCAGATAATGAAGTTCCTGTATCAGAAATGGCAAATGATTGGTTGACAACTTATAAGTATGGTTGGAAAACAAGTTACTATCAAAACACATATGATATCAAGACAGATGAAGTAGAGGAAGAACCTGCTTCACTTGATAATCTCGTTTCAGAAATTTTAGACACATCGGAGGAAGAGTGTGAATCCTGTTCAATTTAAAATCTCAGAAGGTAAAAAGCCAATGACAGAAGTTAAGGGCATGACAGTTTTTAATACCGAAGAGGTAGATACAAAGAAACAACCAATGTTCTTTGGCAAACCTTTAGGTGTTCAGAGATATGACAATTTTAAATACAATCAATTTGAGAATCTAACTAAACAACAGTTAGGATATTTTTGGAGACCAGAAGAGGTGTCTCTACAGAAAGATCGTGGTGACTATCAATCATTACGTCCAGAACAGAAACATATCTATACTTCAAATCTTAAGTATCAGATCATGCTTGACTCCGTGCAGGGTCGTGCACCTGGTATGGCGTTTTTACCATATTGCTCTTTACCTGAGTTGGAAGCATGTATGGAATGTTGGTCTTTTATGGAAATGATTCACTCACGTTCTTACACCTACGTGATTAAGAATGTGTATCCAGATCCATCAGAAGTATTTGATAAAATTCTAAATGATCCCCGTATCTTAGAACGTGCTGCGAGTGTGACAGAATCTTATGATACATTTATTAACTATGCACAAGAATGGGGTCAAGGACATATGTGGGAAGAGGGATGGAAGTCTTCACCAACATCAGTCTGGACTCGTAAAGATTTAAAAAGACACTTATACAGGGCGGTAGCAAATGTCAATATACTCGAAGGCATACGTTTTTACGTTAGTTTTGCTTGCAGTTTTGCATTTGGGGAACTCAAACTTATGGAGGGATCTGCTAAGATTATCTCCCTCATTGCCAGAGACGAGAACCAACATCTTGCAATAACACAAAACATTCTTAACAATTGGAGAAAGGGTGATGACCCTGAGATGACAGAGATTGTTAAGGAAGAAGAACAATGGACATACAAAATGTTTGATCGTTGTGTAAATGAAGAGAAGGTATGGGCAGAATATCTGTTCAAAGATGGAAGTATGATTGGTCTTAATGATAAATTACTCCATCAGTATGTTGAGTGGATTGCAAATAAAAGAATGAAAGCAATTGGTTTAAAACCTGTCTATGATATTCCTGCAAGAAACAATCCATTACCTTGGACACAACACTGGATTAGTTCTAAGGGATTACAAGTTGCACCACAAGAAACAGAAGTTGAGTCATATATAGTGGGTGGAATCAAACAAGATGTGAAAAAGGACACATTTAGTGGTTTCAAATTATAATACATGATACTATGAATAATAAAGATCTGCTTGACGAGTTAAAGGAGAGGATCAAAGAAGGTCCTGTCCTTTTTACTCCTGATGAAGATTGGGTTGACCAACTGAATGATGTAGAGTCAAGTGAAAAAGCAATCAGAGATGCCGCTGATAGTTACGATCAAATTATAAATAAACTTAATGATGATGAAAAATCTGAAGAATCCATTTAACTTTGTCAAAAACACACGTCAAAGTTATGATAGATTTTATCAAAAAACAATCACTGAAGTGCAAGTGCAAATAGAAACTGAAGACCCTGCGTGGATTCCGCTAGATACTTTAGTTGCTATTACAAAAAAGTATGAGTCAGTATGAAAATCCTTGGACTTATGATGATAAAATTTTTGACAGTGATCTAATTGGTGATTATTATGGATTTGTTTATCTGATAACGGGTAAGCAGACGGGAAGAAGATACATAGGAAGAAAATATTTTTGGCAGAAAAGAAAACCAAGAACGGGATCGAAGAGAAGAGTTACATCCGAAAGTGATTGGAAAAAATATTACGGTAGTTGTCCAGAACTCAAGGAAGATATAAAGGAGTATGGTAAACTAGAGTTTAAGAGGGAGATATTAAGTTTACATAAAACAAAGGGTCTTGTTAATTTTGAGGAGACTAAACAATTATTTTTAAATAATGTGTTAAGTGAATCACTTGACGATGGCAGACCTCTATACTATAATAGTAACATTCTAGGACGCTATATGCGGAAAGACTATGGAAACTTTCGATCATACACTAAGAACAACACATGATTGGGCACTCCAACGTATCCAAGTATTATGCGAAACCTGTGATGTTGAATCTGTCACTAATGCCTGTTCTATTCACGATGAATTTGAGGAATGGTTCGATCCAAATGCGGAAGAACTTGATGTCTGTTCACTTGCTTACATAGGAGAGGGCAGTGAATACGCTTAATGATGAACAAATGAAACTAAGGCAACAAACTTTAAGTATTTTACTTAAAAATTTTGATGATAATCGTGCCATTTATGAGTGTGCAGATGAGTGGACTCAGAAGTTTAAAACCACCTCTGGATTAATAAAATACTACGAAACTTATTTTGCTAAATAGCAGTGCGTTCTAGTACTCAAAATGGTAGATAAAAAACCAGAAGAGAAACCAAAGTCAGAGGAAAAACCAAAAGGTATTATTGGAAAACTAAAGGAAAGTATTGATGATAAAGAAGATCAGATGATGATCCTCTCAACATTTGTCAGACTTGGTATCTTAGTTTGGAGTGGTGCGATCTTGACATTAGCATATGTTGATCTGCCAGAAGCATTTAAAATGCCAAAACAAGACCTCGATCCAACTTTCATAGCTTCGGTCTTCACAGGAGTTTTAGCGACATTTGGCGTCCAGACATCGAAGAAAGGTGGTGTTAGTGGAGGTGGTGGTGTAAGTAAGGGTGATATGGAGAAGTTAATCGCAGCGGCATCACAGACTGCACCTGCACAAACAATTCGTATCGAACAGGCACCAGTGCAAATAGTTCCTAACTCGACACCTAAAAAATAATTCATTAATTACAAAATGATGATTGAAGATTTGTCAGTGAAACTTGAACAAGACAAACCAAAAACAAATAAACCTATAAACTTCACTAAATTGTTTGCAATCAGTTTAGGAGGTATTATAGGTTTGTCTCATATTGGATTGATTGGGATGGTGAGTCGTAAACATAATATACCACTCATAAGTCCACCTGTTGGTCCGTATACATCATATGTTATATCTGCAGATGAGGATGGATATAAGATAAGTTATACCGCAAATGATCCTAAAACAATGATCATTACAAAGGACATTAAAGAGAAGGCAGGGTTCTTAGGTTTATCAAACAACACCACTCAAATTACAGAAGAGTATGTGATGGATGGTAAGACTAATCAAGGTGGTGCTGTTTCCAATTCACGTTCATGGTTAGATCAACCACCTGGTTTGACTAACGACCAAGCAAAGGAGATGAAAGAATATCGAAAAAGTGAAGCCTGTATTAAAGCAATCGGATCTGCGGAAGGTACAGGCAGAATTGTTGGGACAAGTGTTGGTGCTAGTGCTGCTCCTGCTCTTACCAATATTCCCTATATTGGTTGGGTTGCGGCTGGTTGGGTAGCAATGTTCGGTGGTAATCAGGGTGCTGATATCGGTGGTAACATGGCAGAGAATTTAAATAAAAACTGTTAATGAATATTTGGAAAGAATATAAAAATGTCTTACATAAAACATTTCCACTTCATAATGGAGTAGGTAGTGTTTGGGCAGAGTGGGAGAGCAAAGACACTTGGTTAACCGCCAAGACATACACCACTCCCTATATAATTAAGAGTAGAGAAGTGGAGATCTTTAATGAAAAGTCTTGCATTTACAACAACATCATCTATCCT